ATTAGCAGAACTTATCATTAAGTTTTATCCTGACTTTAGAAGAACGATAAACGAATTACAAAGATATTCCGTATCAGGTAAAATTGATACAGGTATACTTGTAACTATATCTGAAGCAAACTTACAAAGTCTTACAGAAGCATTAAAGACTAAAAGTTTTCCTAGTATGAGAAAGTGGGTTGTTGATAATATAGATCAAGACCCATCAGGTTTGTATAAAGACTTATATCAAAACTTTTATACCACTCTACAACCACAATCAATACCACCTATGGTTATTCTCCTTGCAGAATATCAGTATAAGAATGCCTTTGTTGCAGATCCTGAATTGAATATGGTCGCTTGCCTTACAGAGATTATGGGCGAGTGTAAATTCAAATGAGTGAAGATTATAAACTAACAGATTACTTAACCGCAATCAACTGGTCTAAAAAGAAACTAATGGACACAGATGATGAAGCATGGGAAAAGAAATACCCACCTTATATAATCAACAAAGGTCTCTCTTACTTTTCTGATACTGTCATGATGGCAAATGAAATGAATAGACTACACCATGCGTCTAAACATATGCAATTCTCCTTTCTAATAAATACTATACGAAGTCAAAAAAGATTTAGTAAGTGGTTGAAAGCGTCTAAAATTAAAGACCTAGATGTCATTAAACAATACTTTGGTTATAGTAACAATAGAGCAAGAGAGGCACTATCTGTACTTAACAAGAAACAAATTGATTATATAAAAGAGAAACATTCTACATAAACAAGGCAGATACTTTATTGTACATTTTAAAGAACTGTTTGCCCTAGATGGTAAGACAGCAAATATTTTTATTAACGATATAGAAAGAAGAAACACAATCGCACAATTATTAAGTGATTGGGGTTTGATAGAACTAATAGGTGAGGTGACAACAAAGGCACCGTTATCACAAATAAAAGTATTACCATTTAAAGAAAAGAACGAATGGGTACTTGAACCTAAATATAACATAGGTAAGAAAAAAGAAGAAGACCCGAATGACAATAAACAAGTTTAAAACTTTTCTAGAACAAACAGAGAGACCTGATAAGATACGAGTATTAGTTATTTCTTCTGGTGCTTTAAAGTCGAAAAAGAAAAATCCCTATAAAAATCCTCCAATATATCATACTGCTAGTAGATTTCAAGAAGAAGGAAAAAAATTAGGAGTTGAAGTTTATGTTGCACAAGTAGAAGGCGCATTTATTGGTTTTCATGAAGGCGTATATAAGATATACAATCAAGAAGATAAAGAGGGATTTGAAATATCTTCTAAAGATACTATTGCTATTGTTCGTGGCACAATAAGATTAAAAAAGAGTTGGTTAGATTTACTTTCACGTCTAGAAAAGATAGGTGTTTGTATGGTTAATAGTAGAGATACAGTTGAATTATCCTCTGATAAGTATAGAAGTTATGTAAGACTACAAGACTTTGGTTTAACACAACCTAGAACAGCATTGATATCTAACAAAGACGCTTGGAAAAGAGCATTTGAAAGTATTGATTTAAAATATCCATGTATCATGAAAACATTAGAAGGTTCAAAAGGTGTAGGTGTTTTATTCATAGAGTCCGAAAGACAAATGGATTCTCTAGTGCAATTATTATTTTCACAAAATGAAGATATAGATTTATTATTACAAGAATATATTAAAACTGATGGTGATATTAGAGTTATTGTTTTAGGTGGTAAAGTTATTGCATCCATGAAAAGAGAAGTTATTGAAGGTGATTTTCGTTCAAATATATCACAAGGTGCAAAAGCAAAAGAATATCCTTTGACAGAATTAGAAGTTGAACAATGTTTACTGGCATCAAAATCAATTGATGGTTCATGGACAGCAGTTGATTTTATACCTAGTAAAAATCCTAAAACAGAACCACCATATATATTAGAAGTTAATCATTCGCCAGGTACTGAGGGTATTGAAGAAGCAACTGGAAAGAAGTTATTAAACATTTTTCTAATCCAAAACATAGATACTCTGTTCCAAGTCAAGTTGGGTTTCTTGAAGTTATTAATATAAAACCATTTGGTGAAATTGTTGCTAAATTTGATACTGGAAATAGTGCCCTCTCTCCAACTATACACGCTGATGAAGTTAATGTAAAAGATAAAATAGTTACTTGGACACATAGAGGTAAAACTCTTAAAAGTAAACTAATAAGAGTAACAAATGTTCATGTTGGTGGATTAAATGATTATACAGAAAAAAGATATACAATTTTACTTGATATAGAATTTGCTGGTACTGTTTATAAGAATGTTGATGTTATGATTGATGATCGAGGAGACAGATCGCCAGTATTACTAAATAGAAAACTAATGCGACAAATGAATGTGATGGTTAATCCACAAAGAAAATATGTTGCAACTACTAAGTATAGTGTGGAGGAATAATGAATAATAGACTAGTATTATTGCAGGCATTGAAATCACATGCTCAAGGACAAATAGACAAACATAAGGCAAACGTAGAAGTTTACCTTAACAACACCACAGGTATTGGTGAGCATTCAGATATTGTTGAAACTATAGAAAAGGAAGTGGACAAGATTGCTCATTACGAGGACCAATTAGAAATAATACAAAAATATTTTGAAAATAACGCTTGACCTTTTCGTCAAGAAGTGATATAATATAACTTTATTATGCGATTTTATACCAATGTATCGCCATACGGCGACAATTTATTAGTTAGAGGTTTTGAGAATGGTGAACGATTTGAAGATCGTATATCATGGACACCTAGATTATATTTACCTACGAGAGGCGAATCCAAATACAAATCATTAGACGGTATACAACTTGCACCTAAAACATATAAATCAATCAAAGAAGCAAGAACAACAATTAAACGATACGAAGACCATGATAAATTTATTCATGGCACAGACAGATTTCAATATCAATATATTTCAGACGCATATCCTGATGACTTAGAATACGATAGAGAGAAACTTCGTATTTACACAATTGATATTGAGGTTACTGCTGAACAAGGTTTTCCTAATGTCAATCAGGCAGTAGAAGAAATGATTTGTATTACTGTGAAAGATCATAACACAAAAAACATTTTAGTTTGGGGTCTTGTAGATTTTGAAGTAAAACAAAAGAATGTACATTATGTTAAATGTAAAGGTGAAAAAGATTTACTCATACAGTTTTTAAAATTTTGGCATAAGTATCCACCTGATATTATTACAGGTTGGAATAGTAAATACTTTGATATACCTTATCTTGTTAACAGAATGAAAAAGATAATAGGTGAAAGTGCTGTAAAAAGATTATCACCTTGGAATATTATTGATGAAGATACTGCCTATGTAAGAGGTAAGACGCAAGTCTTCTATAGATTAATGGGTGTGGCACAACTCGATTATCTTCAACTCTATACAAAGTTTACAGCAAAAATGCAAGAGAGATATACTCTTGACCATATTGCTTTTATAGAACTTGGAGAACGTAAAGATGATAACCCATATGATACTTTCAAAGAGTGGTACAATAACGATATACAATCTTTCATAGAATATAATATTGTTGACGTTGAACTTGTTGATAAACTAGAAGATAGATTACAATTAATTGAACTTACACTCAACACTACTTACAACGCAAAAGCAAACTATGAAGATATATTTTCTCCTGTTCGTATCTGGGATACAATCATATACAATGATTTACTAAAAGATAATATTATAATACCTATGCGTGATGTGAGACCTAAAGAACATAAAGAGGAACTAGTAGGTGCATTTGTAAAAGAACCACATACAGGTTTTCATGATTGGGTTGTATCATTTGACTTGAACTCACTATACCCTCACTTGATTATGCAATATAATATTTCACCTGAGACTATGTTTCCCGATAAGAAGTTTGTAAAACAAGAAGAACTCTTAAAAAAGATAACAGACACAAGCGATGGTAATTGTCTTGCCGCTAACGGTGCAGTATTTAAAAAAGACAAACAAGGTTTCTTGCCTCGTATTATTCAAAAAGAATATGATGACCGTGCTGTTTACAAAAAGAAAATGTTAGAAGCAGACCAAATGTATGCTAACACAAAAGATAAGAAGTATGAAAAACTTGCAAGAAAATATCACATTATACAACACTCTAAAAAAATATTATTGAATAGTTGTTATGGTGCAATAGGTAATCGTTTCTTTAGATTTTATGACCACAAACAAGCAGAAGCAATCACACTATCAGGTCAATTAAATATTAAGTGGATTGAAATGAAACTCAATCAATACTTTAATAAGATATATCAAACAGATAGAAAAGATTATATTATTGCTTCAGACACAGATTCCGTTTATATCAATATGTCAAAACTAGTAGATATGACAGGTGCAACAGATAAAGTTAAAATAGTAAAAGCATTAGATAAGTTTAGTTCAGAAAAACTAGAACCTTATATTGCAGAATGTTATGACGAACTTGGCAAATACATGAATGTATTTCAAAACAAGATGGTTATGAAACGAGAAGTTATTGCTGACAAAGGTATCTGGACTGCAAAGAAAAGATATATTCTAAACGTACACAATTCAGAGGGTGTGCAATACAAAGAACCTAAACTAAAGATTATGGGTATCGAAGCAGTAAAAACATCAACACCTTTACCTTGTCGTGAAAAGATGAAAGAAGGTTTTAAAGTTATCATGGGTGGTGATCAAAAAGAAATGAAAGAGTTTATTGTAAACTTTCGTAGAGATTTTGAATTACTAACACCTGAAGAAATAGGTTTTCCTAGAAGTGTAAATGGCACAGGCAAATATAAAGATGATACATCTATATACAAGAAAGGCACGCCAATGCATGTTAAAGGTGCATTGTTATATAATCATTTACTTAAACAACATAAACTAGAACACAAATATCCTAAGATAATGAATGGTGATAAAGCACGATTTGTACATCTAAGAAAGAACAAATGGAATGCAAATGTTATTACTTTTGTTTCTAAACTACCTAAAGAATTTGATATGCATGGTTTGATAGATTACGAACATCAATTCAATAAAGCATTCATGGAACCATTTAGATTTATTCTTGACGCAATAAGATGGAAGATTGACGCTTCTGATAGTAATACTGTTGAGGACTTTTTCGCATGATAGATTTTACACCTTACTTAAATGATGTTAAGTTACCTATCATGAATAAAGAACAGTTTCAATATGTAACAGAGAAATATGGTAAAGAAAAATTTAGAGAAGACTTAGCAGAATATATTTCACAAACAAGACCACCTTTTCCATTTAATAAAATATCTAAACAAGATATGATAACAAACTTTCTAGACTTGAAAGCATTTGATACAAGTAAAAATATTAAAGAAAAAAGTAAAATAGAAAAACCAGTATTTGAAAAATATGACGATTACAAATATTCTTTTGATGAATATGGTTTAGGTATAATAGAAAGTACAAGTATGTTCAATCTAGTATCTAATTATTTTATGCAAGAGTTAAGATTGAATTGTGGTAGTTATGGTTTTAGAGCACCTGCTGAAGTATGGCAGAATGGTAATGCAAAAGATATATGGAGATGTTTTGGTCCTATATGGCGTGGTATTAATGAAAAGAAAATACTAGATGAAAAAGTTTACATGAGTGCATTTAGATTAGGTACTTATATTGCAACACAATTTAAACCAGTTGTTGCAAAAGCAATATATGATATGACTAATGCAAAAACTGTTCTTGATACATCTATGGGTTGGGGTGATAGACTTGCAGGTTTCTATACCTCAAATGCAACACACTATATTGGTTGCGATCCTAACCCTAATACATTTAAAGTATATAAAGAAATGATAAAAGAATTTGATATACTTACTAATAATAAAAAGACAACACAAATATATAATTGTGGTGCTGAAGATTTGCCTTGGGATGAAATTAATAACGTAGATTGTGCATTTACATCACCGCCATATTTTTCTACTGAAAGATATAATGAAGGTGGAGAAAAAGAAGAATTACAATCATGGGCAAAGTTTAATGAGTATGATAAATGGCGTGACGATTTCTTTTTACCTGTAAGTGAACAATGTATTAAAAAATCAAAATATACACTTATCAATATAATGGATCCTCAAATAAAAGGTAAAAGATATAGAACAGGTGATGAGATATGTGATAAGTATAAAGAGAAGTTTAAAGGTCAAATAGGCATGAGAATTATGCAACGACCTAAAAGTGACAAATTATTCAAAGACGAACAAGAAAAGAAAGAATTTAGAGATAGATTGTTTATAGAGAATATATGGTATTTTTCTAACGAAGATACTGACTTATTTAAAAAACCAACATTAGATGAATTTTTTGCTTGATTTTATGAGAGGAGTGTGATATAATGAAAGAACTTATGGATAAATTAGAACAACAAAATCTGACAGTAGCAGATTACAATACTATAGTAAAAATAATAGCAGCGTCTTTACAACGTGGTGCCATTCGACCTGAAGAATGTAGTACCGTTGGAAAGATATTTGAAAAATTACAATTCGTTATACAAAAGGAGAAAAAGAATGCCGGACTTTCTGAAACAAATAATTAAAGAAACAGGAAATGAATATGCCAGTTTAGTAAGCGATGGTGTCGAGGCAGGTGATGTAGATACTTTCATTGATACCGGGTCATATCACTTTAATGCATTACTGTCGGGTAGTATTCATGGTGGTATACCATCAAACAAGATTACTGCTCTTGCAGGTGAAAGTGCCACAGGTAAAACTTTCTTCGTTCTAGGTATGGTAAAACATTTTCTAGATAGTAATCCAGACGCAGGTGTTATCTATTTCGAAAGTGAAAGTGCATTAACTAAAAAATTAATTGAAGATAGAGGTATCGATAGTGAACGTATGATTATCATGCCAGTTACAACGGTACAAGAATTTAGAACACAATCATTGACAGTATTAGACAAATATGTTGAACAAAACGAAGCAGATAGAAAACCTTTACTATTAGTATTAGATAGTTTGGGTATGTTATCAACAACAAAAGAAGTTGAAGATACAGCAGACGGTAAAGAAACTAGAGATATGACTAGGGCACAAGTATTGAAGGCGGCATTTAGAGTGTTGACTTTAAAACTAGGTCGTGCAAAAGTTCCTATGATTATTACTAATCACACTTATGATGTAGTTGGTGCATATATGCCAATGAAAGAAATGGGTGGTGGTTCTGGTTTAAAGTATGCCGCTTCAACAATTGTGTATCTATCTAAGAAAAAAGAAAAAGAAGGCACAGAGGTTATTGGTAATATAATACATTGCAAGACACATAAATCAAGACTATCAAAAGAAAACATGATGGTTGATGTGAGACTAAGATACGAAACAGGTTTAGATAAATACTATGGTCTATTAGACCTTGCAACAAAGTATGGTATCTTTAAACAAGTGTCAACAAGAATAGAACTACCAGACGGTACAAAACAATATGCAAAGAGTATTTACGCTGATCCAGAGAAATACTTTACAGACGATATACTAAAACAAATAGACGAAGCGGCACAAAAAGAATATAGTTATGGCAATCCCGAAGTATAGTTATCAAGAAAATCCTAAAAATCAATTAACAGGATTTAAAATAGAAGAAGGTAATTATAAAGATGTCATATA